ACTATGCTAGGGCGTTTTTATGTCTGGAGGTGAGAATGTGGGAATGCCAATGGGAAAACCGCCCATGTATAAAACGGTGAATGAAATTGAAAAAAAAATCGAAAAATATTTTAAGGATTGTAAAGGATATCCTTTAACTGATAGCAAAGGCAAACAAATGTTTAATAAATTTGGGTCTCCTGTTTTTGTAGACGTTCACCCTCCGACCGTTACAGGACTTGCTCTGGCTCTTGGATTTACAAGCAGACAGGCTCTTTTAAACTATCAAGCAAAGCCAGAGTTTGTTGACACGATTACGCGCGCGAAAGCCAGAGTGGAACAGTACGCAGAGGAAAGACTATTTGATCGTGACGGTTCAAATGGTGCTCAGTTCAGCTTGAGAAATAATTTTAAGGGATGGGATGCTGACAAGAAAAATGATGATTCTGGAGATGGAAAGATTACGATTGTAAATAATATTCCAAGGCCGGAGAAACAGAATGAATGAGAATCCGATTAATCTGAATGAAATTATAGCTCCTGCCTTTTACAATGTGTTCTGGGACATTTTGGACGGAAAACACACCTATTATGATTTGTATGGTGGGCGTGGATCTACTAAATCATCTTTTGTGGGTGTCATGATTCCTTTCCAGATGATGCAGGACGCAGAGAACGGCATAATGTCAAATACCGTTATTTTCCGTAAAGTTGGAAACACACTTCGAGAATCCGTTTATGAACAGATAGCATGGGGAATTGACGCGCTCGGAGCCAATGAACTATGGGACACCAGTGTAAGCCCTATGCAGTACACTTATAAACCTACTGGACAGAAAATCATATTCAGAGGACTGGACAAGGCAAAAAAGACTAAATCTATTAAAGCAAGCAAGGGATATTTCAAGTATCTCTGGTTCGAGGAACTTGACGAATTTTCGGGCATTGAAGAAATTCGTACAGTGCAACAGTCAGTCCTTCGAGGTGGCAGTAAGTTTGTTGTATTTAAGACATTCAATCCGCCAATTAGCCGGAGCAACTGGGCGAATGTGTATGTAGAAGATCCACGAGACGACAGCTACAGGCATAAGAGCGATTACAGATCAGTTCCTGTTGAATGGCTTGGTCAACAATTCCTTGATGATGCGGAGCATTTGAGAAAGACAAATCAGAGAGCTTACGACCATGAATATCTTGGCCTTCCTGTTGGACTTGGCACAAACATTTTTGAACTGTTGGAAATCAGGACAATTTCAGATCAAGAAATTCAGAAGTATCAAAGCGTCTATCAGGGACAAGACTGGGGATGGTATCCGGATCCCAAAGCGTTTATTCGTGTGGCTTATGTACCTAATCAGGACAAAGTTATCCTGCTGGATGAGCTTGGTGGATGTAAAATTCGAAATACAGCAATGGCTGACCAGATAAAACAAAAGGGATATGATGATTATTCAATATCTTGCGGAGTTGATGAAGAAGAAAGTATTATTGACTTCCGAGATGCAGGGCTTCCAGCACGTAGGGCTATTGTTACGCCGGGAAGCCGCAAATATACGTTTGAGTGGCTACAGTGTCGAACGTTAGTCATTGATCCGGCACGAACGCCTAGAGCATACAAGGAAATTATCAATTATGAACATGAAGTAGATAGCAATGGAGAAGTGATTGCAGATTATCCAGATGGCAACGATCATTATATAGACGCCCTTAGATACGCCACAAGTCCATTGTCGATGAGAAGAGGACACAGTGCATAATGGCGTTATCAGAATATTGTAGAAAAAAAATTGGTGATTTTTTAAAAGATAAAGTAGATGTAAAAGAGGGATATACTTACGAGGAACAGGCAGTAATTGAAGATTCAATCAGAATGCTGATAAAAGCTGGAATATACCCACTTGATGAACTTCGAAAAGATATCTTAAGAGAGTGCTCGGTGCTTCTTCCCCGGGAATGGATGTTCGACGTAGCAAACAGTTAGCAGGTGACTAAATGGGACTTATAACAACACTAAAAAGGTGGTTTAACATGATATTCAAAAAACAAGCCGAAGAGGACTTCAATATCGAGGCAGCAGAATTCCCAGAGATGGAAGCGCTGATTAACCGGTGTGCGAACATCTACAGAGGTGCGCCGGAATGGTTAGATGACAAGAATAACATCAAGGCGATCAATTTTGCGAAATCTGTCTGCTCAGAGACAGCTCGCCTCGCAACATTGGCGATCGGCATTCAGATAGACGGTTCTGCAAGGGCAACATGGTTGCAGGAGCAAATTGACAAGGTATACTTCCAGATCCGACACTGGGTAGAATACGGCTGTGCTTATGGAACCGTGTTCGTTAAGCCAAACGGCGAGAGCCTTGACGTATTTACTCCGGCAGATGTGATGATTGTGGATTATGACAATCAAGAGATCAAAGGAATTATATTCAAGGATTCTTATACTGTTGGACGGAAATACTACACTAGGCTTGAGTATCACAGGTTTGTTGAGACAATAGTGGACGGAGTGACAACCTATCCGTATTATGTTTCCAACAGAGCTTATGTATCAAAATCCCCTCAGTCAATCGGAGATAAAATTGATCTTAAACAGACCAAATGGGCTGACCTTATGGCAGATACGCCGCCGATACTCAAGGCAAACGGTGAGAAGCTAGACGGAGCTTTGTACGGAGTGCTGCGGACACCACAAGCGAACAATGTAGATATCAGCACACCACTTGGACTTCCGATATTTGCCGAAGCCATTGAAGAGTTAAAAGACCTCGATATTGCATACAGCAGAAACGTCGGAGAGATTTTTGATTCTCAGAAGATTGTTCTGGCAGATGATAGACTGCTGATGCCAAGCGGTGCACCTGTATCAGCCATGTCGCCACAGGGCATGGAGAACAGACGTAATGAGATGAGCTTACCGCATTTTGTCAAGAATGTATTCGGACAAGATGAAAAAGAGTTTTATCAGGAAATAAATCCGATACTCAACACAGATACCCGTATAAGCGGCATAAATGCCATTTTAAGCCAGTTGGGATATAAGATTGGATTCTCCAACGGCTACTTTGTTTTTAACGAATCTAGCGGCATTCAGACGGCTACAGGAGTAGAAGCAGAACAGCAGAGGACAGTGCAGTTTGTCAAGGATGTAAGGGATAAGTTGGAATCTTGCTTAGATGAAGTTATTTACGCATTGAACGTCTACGCTGATCTGTACGGACTTGCACCGGTTGGGGCTTATGAAGTCAATTATGATTTCGGAGATATCCTCTATGTCAGAGAAAACGACCGTGCAAGATGGTGGCAGTATGTGACCACTGGCAAAGTTCCGGCATGGATGTATTTCGTGAAATTCGAGGGAATGACCGAGGATGAAGCGAAAGCAATGGTTGAAGAAGCACAGCCAAAAGAACCAACATTATTCGGAGAGGAGTAAGAAGATGGCAGACAAACCAGTAACGCGAGAAGAAAAGTACCTCGCATATCTGACAGGTGATTATACAGGTGAAATTCCGAAGCCGATCACGAGAAAAGAAAAGTACCTGTATAAACTCTGTGCAGACGGAATCGGAACCAGTAAAGAAGCTATAGCAGAAGCAGTCCAGACATACCTGTCCGATAAGGGCGTTGGGCTTGATATTGACACATATGGGTATGTGAGTTTGAAAGCAACGGAGGGAAATAATAATGGCTGATACATTCAAGGGAATAATCACAGCAGATGGAAAAAAAAGAACGTTTGCAAGAGAAGGAATTACGCCGGAATACGTATCAGATAAAACCCTATCCGTAGACGGTGGATTTGCTGATGCGAAAGCAACTGGTGGCGCAGTTAAGTCGCTAAAGGAAGATTTAATATCTAAAGCCGATAAAACATCCCTTGTCAAAACTGACAGAAAACTCGATGCACTCTGGAAACTCAATCAGGGTATCAGCTATGAATTTCAGGCAGATGATGCGGAAGCTTACCAGAAAACGGTTCCAAGTGGTGCGAAAGTAGCAAGCATTAAAAGCATCGGAGGTAAGACGATTGTTTGGAATCAGTTGAATTTAAATAATGAGCAATCTATTACGAAAAATGGTATTTCTTTTATAAACAATAAGGATGGTTCGTGGACAATAAATGGAACTTGCAGTGTATCTAACGATAAAGGAATTAATACAATCATATATTTATTTGCACCAAAATATGTATCAGGTCATAAATATTTAGTTAAAGCCGATAAATATTCTGATGAAAATTATGGTTTTGCAATTAACGGCATGACCTACCCACTAAAAAAAGCAATAATTATTAATTACGCTTTTAATCCAATAATATTTGTAAAAGACAAAGTAACCGTGGATAACGTTACGATGCGAATGAATATTTTTGACCTCACCCAGATGTTCGGCGCAGGTAACGAACCATCCACGCCCGAAGAATTTGAAGCAATGTTTCCAGCAGACTACTATCCGTACAATGCAGGCGAGTTGATGAGTGCTTCTGTGAATGAGGTTGTATATTTAGATACCAAAAATCAAGAAACATCCTATCCAATTCCGCAAGCCATTCTTGACCTAGATGGTTATGGAGAGAGTGGGAATTTTGTTGATTTTGTGGAAAATAAATATCACAAAGGGGACAGGACAATTGATATATCAGACATTATGGGAGATACATTCCAAGATCCTCTTGAAGTTGAAGTAGGCGGTACACTGACGTTCAAAAACAGCAACGGTAATGATTACAGAATCCCTGTACCAAGCTCTGAGGAATATGTAATATCTTTAGCGGAGGTAGCAAAATGACTGAAATGCAGAAAAAGATGATTAAGAAACTTGGTTTGGCTGAATCAGACTTTGAGAAAAAAGAAACGGTGGTAAGCAATGAAGAACGTATCAATGACCTTGAGATTGCTGTCTGCGAACTGCTTGAAACACTTGGAAATGCTGAATAAGAAAAGGAGAAATAAAATGATGGCAAAAGTTTATTTTAACAGATTGATTGTAGGAACTATTACATATGATGCAATTCCTGAGAAATATCAGGACAAAGTAAGAGAATATGGTATTGAGTATGTGAAAAAAGGAAAACTTCCTGTGGAAGAATATGAAATGCTGTATAAAGAGGAATATCCAGAGAGTAAGTAATTAACTAAAGAGGGGCTTTAATTAACCATCAAAAGGGCCCAAACATGTACCACGACTTTTATCGAAAGAGGTGATATATTATGCTTAGTCCAGAATATTTACGGCAAATTACAGAGGGCAGTGAACAGATTGCAGAAGAATTGCATCAGTATATCATCTCTGAGATCGTGTCGAGAATGATGGCAAGAATTGGCAGAGGTGAAGATTATATTCTGACTAATGCCGATGCGTGGAGGATCAGAACACTACAGGAATCTGGTGAGCTGTTAGAGGACATTCTGACAGAATTATCCAGATATACCAAACGCGAACAGCAGGAACTTCTTGAAGCGTTCGAAGATGCCGGAATCACTGCAATGAACTACGATGATAAGATATACAAGGCGGCAGGATTAAGCCCTGTACCGCTCGAACAGTCGCCAGCTATGATAAGACTCATGGAGCGAAATATGCTTGCGACTATGGGCGAGTGGAAGAACTTCACACGAACAACCGCAAGTGCCGCTCAGAGGCTCTATATCGAGCAATGCGACCTTGCATATAATCACGTAATGAATGGGGCAGTCGGATATACACAAGCCATCAAAGAGGCAGTTAATAATGTTGTGAGTGATGGCGTATATGTTGAATACATAAATAAAGAGACAGGAAAGAAAAGACGCGATACGATTGAAACAGCAGTAGCACGTTCTGTTAGAACTGGTGTGGCACAGGCTACAGGAGATATATCCCTCAAACGCATGGAAGAAATGAATTGGGATTTAGTTCTGGTCAGTGCTCACATGGGAGCCAGAACAGGTGATGGCGGTGAGAATCCGGGAAATCACTCATGGTGGCAAGGCAAGATATACTCTCGTTCTGGAAAGAGTAAGAAATTTCCGCCATTTTCGTTGACTGGATACGGAACAGCAAGCGGACTGTCAGGAGTCAATTGTAGGCATAGCTTTGGGGCAAGTGACGGGGAATTTAATCCTTATGCAGAGCTATCGGCACGGGATAAAGCCGACAAGGGAAAGCAGTACGAAAAAGAACAGCAGCAACGTACTTATGAGCGAAGAATCCGCAAGACGAAGAGAGAGGTTTTTGGACTGCAAGCAGGAGTTGACAATGCACCGAATGAAAAGGCAAAATTCGCATTACAGCAAGACCTTGACCGAAAGTCTTATCTTTTGCAGAAACAAAATGCTGCATACAAGGCTTACTGCAAGCAGAATGATCTAAGAGAACTGCAAGACCGGCTCATGATAGCGAAGTGGAACCGCCAGAATGCCGCAAAAGCCAGAGGAGCGGCGAAGAGATATAAAACAGCAAAGGGGATTGACTGATGGACAAATGGGAATATTTCAATCCGAATCCTGTTAAAGACAAGAGAACAGGAGATTGCGTTGTCCGGGCAATATGTAAGGCAACCGGGCTTGATTGGGAAACGGTATTCGCCGGATTGATGATACAGGCATGTACTCTGTCAGATATGCCATCAGCTAATTACGTTTGGGGAGCGTACCTCTACAAGCATGGATACAGACGCAAACTGATTGAGCAATCAGAACGGTATATCTATACAGTCAATGATTTTTGCACAGACCATCCGACAGGTACGTATATCCTCTGCATAGATGGTCATGTGGTGACGGTACAGAACGGCAAATATTACGATACATGGGATAGTGGCAATGAGATCCCGGTATATTATTGGGAAAAGGAGTAGCTAAATGAGCATATCAGAATTTGTACAAGTATTCCTTTCAATTTGCGGAGGGGTGTCTATTGTCGGAGGGGCGGCAGCCGTAATCTTTAAATGGATTACCCCGGCATTCCGACTTAATAAGCGAGTAGAGACACTGGAAGAACATGATAAGCGTGACTTTGAGAGCCTTCAGAGGATTGCGGAGCGTGATTCATTGATTCTGGAAGTGTTGTCGACCATGCTGGACAGTCAGATCAGCGGGAATAATGTAGAAGAATTAAAAAAAACAAAACAGAAGCTTACAAATTATCTTGCACAGAATCAGCGTTAGCATTAGTAAGGGGTATGCTCATGAAATTATATGTGTTCACGAAAAAAGATATAGACAGGTTCTTGATAGAGTGTAATTTCACACCGGACGAAGAAAGACTGTTCCGGCTGAGATGCAAGGAATATACGCTCGAATACTGCGCTGAGCAGATGAATGTGAGCATATCAACAGCAAAGCGGTTAAGCCGGAGGGTAAATAATAAAATAATTAAAGTGTGCTGATACTTTTTGGATACTAATTAGAGCCAGAAACGACCTGTTTCCGGTTCTTTTTTTATGTAAAAATATAATCAGAAAGGCGGTGTATAAGATGGCATTATATAACAATCCTTATCAATATAGTTTTGGCGTTCCTGGGCAGATGAACCAGTTTCAGCAACAGCCTGTCCAGATTCCAGCTCAAACAGTACAGCAACCACAGCAGAATAACAATGGTATCCTGTGGGTTTCCGGCGAAGTCGGCGCAAAATCCTATCTGGTAGCACCCGGGACAAGCGTTTTACTGATGGATTCAGAGAGTGAAAAGTTCTACATAAAATCCACAGACGTTTCCGGTATGCCACAGCCATTACGGACGTTTGAATACCATGAGGTAGGTACTCAGATGACACCTAAACAGCCTGTTCAGAACATGGATAATAAATATGTCACCAGACAGGAATATGATGATTTAAAGGGCAAATACGAAGCTATCATAAACCGATTAAATTCTTTTTCTGAACCTGTTAGGGCTAATACCGTGCAGGAATCAGCAGTCAAGGGAGGAAATGCAGATGAGTAATCCATTATTTAACACACTTGGCGGTGGGATGCCGCAGGGAAACGGACCAATGCAGATGATGCAGCAGTTTATGCAGTTCAAGCAGAATTTTAAGGGGGACCCGAAAGCAGAAGTTGAGAAGATGCTACAGTCTGGACGGATTTCTCAGCAGCAACTTAATCAGGTCCAACAGATGGCAGGACAATTCCAACACATGTTGAAAGGAATGAAATAGTACATTACAATCTGGCCAGATTGATGTAAATACAAAAAAGGAGATTATATTATGGATGGAAATTATAGCTTAGCAGATATTGCCGCTGCTACTGGAAACGGTAGAAATAACGACGGCATGTTTGGCGGAGATGGTAGCTGGTGGATTATTGTTTTATTCATTTTTGCTTTCTTCGGATGGGGAAACAACGGCTGGGGCAACAATGGCAACGGCGGCGGATATACAGCCACAGCAGCTACTCAGGCAGATATTCAGAGAGGATTCGACAATTCCGCAGTAATCAGCAAACTTGACGGAATCAACAGTGGCCTGTGCGATGGCTTCTATGCCATGAATAACGGTATGCTTACCGGATTTAATGGAATCAACACCAACATCATGCAGACTGGATTCGGTATCCAGCAGGCTATTAACGCTGACACTGTAGCGAATATGCAGAATACCAATGCACTCCAGGCGCAGCTTGCAAACTGCTGCTGCGAAACCAGAGAAGCAATCCAGGGCGTGAACTACAACATGGCACAGAATACCTGTGCATTGCAGAACACTATGAACAACAACACTAGAGATATTATCGACAGTCAGAACGCCGGAACAAGGGCAATCCTTGATTACCTGTGCAACGAGAAGATTTCCAATTTACAGGCTGAAAACAATGATCTCAGACGCGCCGCTTCTCAGGATCGCCAGAGCGCACTGCTCACAACTGCAATGGCTTCACAGACACAGCAGCTCATTAATGCAATCAATCCAGCACCGATTCCGGCATATCAGGTTCCTAACCCGAACACATATTACGGATGCGGGTGCAACACTGGATGCAATTGCTGATAACTTCATATTGAGAGTATCTTTCGATTGATTTCGGATGTCGGCTTATGCCGTATTACACAGAGGGGCAGGCTGAGACCTGTCCTTTTGTGATATGAAAGGAGTATTTTTATGGCAGAATTTACAAATGTAGCTGCTCAGACTGTAGCAGCAAATGGAAACGTAGTATTTTCAAACACAGCAGTTAAAGGTTCTAACTGTATTCAGCACAGAGAGGGAAGCGGAATTATTACACTGAGAGGGCTTACTAACCAGTGCAAAGCGAGATTCTTCGTGGATTTTTCTGGCAATATCGCAATTCCAACAGGCGGTACTGTCGGGGCTATCTCTCTGGCTATTGCAATCTCTGGCGAGCCGGTTCTTTCTTCTCAGATGATCTCCACACCGGCAGCAGTAGACCAGTATAATAATGTGTCCTCTGGCATCTATATTGATGTACCTCGCGGATGTTGCGCTAATATCGCAGTAGAAAACACAAGCGATCAGGCTATTTCTGTTGCGAACGCAAACATTGTTGTGACCAGAGAAGCGTAGGAGGTGTGATTATGAGAGATATTAAAGACTTATGCGCAAGAATCGAAGACGAGCTGTCCAAAATCGCTGATAATGGACTGACCACCGGAAATCTGGAAATGACATACAAACTGATTGATATGTACAAAGATATCAAAAACACTCAGTATTGGGATAAGAAAGTGGAGTATTATAACACCGTCCTTGACGAGATGCGTAGCGGATACAATGACGATTACAGCGAGCGCGGAAGAAAACGTGACAGCATGGGGAGATACAGCGCAAATGATGGCAGAATGATGCCGGATTACGACAGGGGCAATTCTTATGCTAGACGTGGTGAACATTATGTCAGAGGGCATTACAGTCGTTCTGATGGACGAGACGCTTACGATGATTATATGACGCAGAAACAAAGCTATCGTTCCGGCAAGTCTGAGGACTGCAAGAGGAAGATGCTTGCTGCTCTGGAAGAACATCTTGACGAACTCACTACAGAAATGAGTGATATGTCCAAGGATGCAGAGTGCCGAGAGGAACGTGATCTTGTCAAGAGATACGTGGAAAAACTTCGCGATATGCTCTAAAAACACAAAAAGTGGTAGAGAGGTAGTTAAAATAAATCTGTTATAATGTAATTGTGCAGTGGAAAGCACAACGGTTGTTTTAACATTTTCGTTTTATCCTCATTTCTTAAAGTAGCTGGTACACACGCTTTAGCGGAAAGTTAAACAGACGCGCTTTTAGCGAATGTTTAAGTAGGTTCGAACCCTACCATGTGTATTTGCCATCTGGCACGCAAGATGGTTCACCTCCTTGAATAAAGTTTTTATTCACGTTTTTCTTTTGAAAGGAAAGAACATTCAAAACAACTCGTGGTAGGCATAACACGATAAATACCTTGCTAACCCGGGAATCCGGGTTAATGGGATATAGCTCAGTTGGTAGAGCATCTGACTGTTAATCAGAGTGTCACAGGTTCGATTCCTGTTATTCCAGCTACCCTGCCAGTGGTCTAACTGGCTTAATCCATTTACCTGCGGCGGCAGGTCAATAAACACGACCAGGAGGATGTATATGCAGAAACTTATTGACACATTAAAATCATTTGGAATTGAGGTCCCGGAGGACAAGCAGGCAGATGTGAAGAAAGCACTCTCTGAGCATTATAAGAACGCAAAAGAAGTAGCGAAAACTCTGTCGAAAGTCGAGGGTGAACGTGACAGCTGGAAAGAACGTGCTGAGACAGCAGAAGAAACCCTGAAAGGTTTTGATGGCATTGACCCGGCGAATGTTAAGACCGAGTTAGAGACCTGGAAACAGAAAGCAGCAGATGCAGAAAAAGAGTTTAATGCAAAAATCTATGACCGCGACTTCTCGGACGCACTCAAAGCGGCACTCGACGATGTTAAGTTTTCCAGTGAAGCTGCAAAGAAATCGGTTATGGCAGACATCAAAGAAGCCGGATTAAAACTGAAAGATGGTAAAATCCTTGGGCTGAATGATCTGATTGAGCAGATGAAACAGTCTGACGCATCCGCTTTCGTGGACGAATCTCAGCAGCAGGCCCAGCAGAACCAGGCAAGGTTTACTACTCATGTTGGACAGCAGCAGACACCGGGAAACATGACTAAAAAGGATATCGAAGCGATCAAAGACCCGTCCGAGAGACAGGCTGCAATTGCTCAGAATATCCAGTTATTCCAGTGATTTTTTACACCGACTATACGCCAGAGTATAGCCGCTAACCCAATACCTTAACAATTATGGGTAGAAAGGATTTTTTTATGCCAGCAAAAACAAATCTTATTATGACTAATGATATTCAGGTCACAGCACGTGAGATTGATTTCGTTACCAGATTCGAAAGAAACTGGCAGCACTTACGTGACATTCTGGGTATCATGAGACCTATCAAAAAACAGCCGGGTGCTGTACTCAAGTCCAAATACGCAGAGGGTACTTTGCAGAGCGGAAATGTTGGTGAGGGTGAGGAAATCCCTTACAGCAAGTTTACTGTAAAAGAAAAGAACTATGCGGAAATGACTATCGAGAAGTACGCAAAGGCTGTATCTATCGAAGCAATCAAGGATCACGGTTACGAGAACGCCGTTCAGATGACTGATGATGAATTCCTTTTCCAGCTTCAGACTGATGTTACCGGAAGATTTTACAACTATCTGAAAACCGGTACGCTTACTTCCACAGAAACAACTTTCCAGATGGCTCTGGCAATGGCCAAGGGCCGAGTTGAGAACAAATTCAAACAGATGCACAGAAATGTGACTGGCGTTGTTGGATTTGTCAACATTCTGGACGTATATGAATATCTCGGAGCGGCTGAGATTACTATTCAGAATCAGTTCGGTTTCCAGTATATGAAAGATTTCATGGGATTCAACACAATCTTCCTGTTATCTGACAGTGAGATTCCAAGAGGACAGGTTATTGCAACACCTGTTGAGAACATTGTTCTGTATTATGTAGACCCTAATGAATCTGACTTTGCAAGAGCTGGTCTGGTGTATACCGTATCTGGCGAGACAAACCTGATTGGATTCCATACGCAGGGCAACTACCACACAGCAGTGTCCGAAGCGTTTGCGGTTATGGGACTGACTCTTTTTGCAGAATACATTGACGCAATCGCAGTAATTACCATTGATGAAACACCAACACTTGGTACCCTGACAGTAACATCTGCAGCTGGAACAGCAACTGGTGATACGAAAATCACTGTAAATCCGGCTAAGGAAAATGCTAACAACGTATATAAATACAAAGTTGCAACAGACGCAGTAACTGTTGGATATGGACAGAATCTCAGAAACTGGAGTACTTGGGACGGAAAATCTGATATCACAGCGGCAACCGGACAGAAGATCACAGTGGTTGAGTGTGACGGAACATACAAAGCGCTGAATGCCGGAAGTGCAAGCGTAACAGCAAAATGATAAGGAGCAGATATGGAGAGCGATATAAAAGATTTTAAAGAAGCTATGAAAACAGCGGTTGAATGGTTTCAGAAGAACTGCAACCCGCACCAGAAAATCATCATTTCGGGTGATGGAGTGGAAATGGTTTCAGGAGAAATGGCTTTTCCTGTGAAACCTGTAGATTGATCAGGAGGTAGCTGGCATGGCTTATGCAGATTATAAATTTTATACAGAATCATTCGGCAATGTCGTGCCAGAAGCAGACTTTCCACGACTGGCGGAAAGAGCCAGTGATTTTGTGGATTTAATGACATCCGACAGGTTGGTGGATGGACTGCCAGAAAATGAACGCTCACAGAAACGCATCAAAAAGGCGGTCTGTTCATTGGCTGAATTAATGTATCAGATTGAGCTTGCTGAAAAGAATGCAATCAGTCAGGCTTCAACGAATCTTGCCGACACAAATGTCGGGAACATCAAAGCCGGTGCAGTAACCTCTGTATCATCTGGCAGTGAATCCATCTCTTATGCAACGCCACAGCAGAAAGCATCAGGTGCAAAGGAATGGAGTGCAGTGTATGCCGCCGCCGGAGATGTACAGAAAACGAATGATTTACTTTACAAGACGGCTTTGCCGCTTCTGATGGGAGTAATGACAGACGATGGCATACCAATTTTAAATGCGGGGGTGTGAGTATGAAATATGTACGAATAAAACCGATTATAGTTGAAGCTATTCAGTGTTTTGCCACTCCAGAGAGTATAGCTCAAATCGAAAAGTTTGTTGGCAATTCGGTAAAAATTGTTAATAACTTCAGAACCCCGTGCATTAGAGTTTCAACATATCCTAATTTATTCAAAGATGACGAAAGATGCGGTGCAGCATTCATGGAACCTGGTGATTACATCTTGCGTGATGAAGAAGGATATTTCGATACAATGGCAAAGGATAAGTTTGAAGAAGAATTTAAGGAGGTATCTGAATAATGGACATTTCAACACTTGGCTCATGCATAGCAATCGTTATGATATGCTACATCGTAGGAATGGGCTGCAAAGCATCAAAAAGAATCTCTGATGAATGGATTCCAGTGATCATGGCGGTTATTGGTGGTGTTCTCGGAGCAGTCGGAATGGGAATTATCCCGGATTTCCCGGCAACGGACTATATCACGGCAGTTGCAGTCGGTATGTTTAACGGACTGTCGGCCACTGGCGTGAATCAGATTATTAAGCAGACAGTGCAGAAAGAATAATTAAGGAGAGGATATCATGTATTCGTCTAAAATTACACTTTTCAACTATTACGAAAGTGCCACGACAGGAGATGCGTACTGGTATCCTCATGTGCTATCTGACGTTGACCTTATTACTGACAAAGGGGCAATCCTTAAAAAGTACGGTCCAGACGCAACAGACAACGCACAGTTACACATCCATTATACTGTCCAGAACGGCGATATAACCATTGCTGACAAGAATGGAAAGATTCTCCCATATGTACCGCCTAAAGAGTGGAAAAGACAGATTAACAACGCCCTGGAAGATACTATCACATTCTCAGATGAATCGTTCTTCTGGGAGGGTGAGTGGACTGGTGGAATAGTAACTGACAGTGATTACCGAAACGGATTCTACCAGTACATGAACGAGAACAAGGATAACGTGTTTAAGATTACCAGTGTAGGTGGTCCGTATACACTGATTCCACACTTCGAGATTCTGGGTAAGTAATATGAGCAAAATTCATCATTTTAAAGGATTCTCCGTAGTCGATGGAGATATGAAAATAAAGCTAAATATGAGCAGATTTTCCAGACAATACCAAGAAGCTCAGTATCTCCTTGACGGGATGGTCATGGACAGTATGATAGAGTTTATGCCAATGATTTCGGGAGATTTTATTGACCGAACAAGAGCCAAAAGTACATCAATGCAAGGGACTGGATTTGTATGTGCGGCGGCAGAACCATATGGACGTTTTCTTTATTTTGGAAAAACCATGGTCGACCCCGCAACAGGTAGCACATGGGCAAGACACGATGCGGAAAAGGTTCTTGTGAGTCAGTATTCCGGTAAAACGAATGCAAAAGAGAATCTTCAATATACAAAATCACCGCATACTCAGGTACAAGCTGAATGGTTTGATGCCGCTAAACGACAATACGGAGCTACATGGATACGTAAAGTAAAAGCACAAGCAGGAGGTGGACGGCATGGCAGATAAACCTATCGGAGTAGATGCAACCGGATATGACATTCTGACAGACGCCATGAAAGCACTTCTAAACCAGTATCCGGGACTACACGACAATGAAATAATCAAATTCGAGGAACTTGGCAAAGAATCGGGAATTGCGTTCTCAGCAGACGACGGGGCGCTGATCTATTCAGAAAAAAAAGATATTTGTGGCGTAATGCATCAGGTATGCCAGTATCCATTTTATGTGGTATACCGAACAGCATCCGACAAGGAGAGGCAGAAATTATCTGTTCAGAAATTTTTGGATAATCTCGGTAAATGGATATGCAGAGAACCAGTTGTCATAAATGGCACTGAGACACGTTTAAATGCGTTTCCAGAGCTTTCGCAAGGGCGAGTGATAAAACGTATAACCCGTGGAAACTCCTACGGTACAGATCCGCAGGAGAACGGCGTACAGGACTGGTTATTGCCATTGTCAGTACGCTACGAAAATACTTATGAAGTAGTATAAATATCGTCGGAGGTGGTAGATTTCGTTGCAACCACGCACCCTATGGGTTAAAAGAGATGCAGGAGCCGCAACGCCTGCCCGACGATTAAATAGTAATAACCGGCTATCAATTGGAGGTAGTCGCTAACTTACACAGCCTTTTAAAAGTTATAGGCAGAAAGGACATTTCTATGGCAGTTACAGGCAGGATTGACCGTAAATACATGGCTCACTATATCGACGCAGGTTCTCTTTGTGGAGGACTGACACCAAAATATGAGCGTCTTGGAAAGGATCTGGAAGAGTACAACATCGAACTCAACCCGGATACTGAAACATCTAAAAATATTCTTGGAGAATCCACATTCAAACACAACGGCTACGAAGTTTCTTCTGACGCTGATCCGTTCTATGCAGACACTACTTCTAATCTGTTCACAGCATTACAGAAGATTGTAGATGGGCGTCTCAAAGACGACAACCTCAAAACAAAAGCAGTCGAGGTTCATCTCTGGACAGAAGCCACAGCAGGCAAGTATGAAGCATACCAGCAGGATTGCTACGTTGTGCCGACCTCCTACGGCGGTGACACATCTGGTTATCAGATTCCATTTACCGTGAACTATGTTGGAGAACGTGTAAAAGGAAAATTTGATATCAGTTCCGGCGCATTCACAGCTGACAGCGAATAAGCACATATACAAGGAGGGCACGCCAAATGGCAAAAATAATTAACACCAAAATTGATGATGGGATTTTTACATTCACATTCACCAACAATGAAGATGAAGTCTTTTCTTCTTTCAAACTGAATCCGACGGACATTAATGTAGCAGCACGTGCAGAGGAATCGGCAGGGTACTTTGAACAGCTTAAAGATTCTATTCAGAAGGTCACTTCCGGCAAAGAAATGGCTGAACTGAACAAACAAATTGAAGACAAAATCAACTACCTGCTCGGATATGAAGCATCAAAAGACCTGTTCAAGGAGCCAATCACGGCAACCACTGTATTCGGTAATGGTCAGGTATTTGCTTATATCGTTCTGGATAAAATCAGTGATGCAATAAAGCCGGAAATCGAAAAGAGAAAAAAGAAAATGCAGGCAGCAGTCAATAAGTATACGGAGAAGTATACAAAATGACCGCCTATGAGCTTCCCACCTCACTAAACATCAGTGGGGTGGATTTTTCTATCAGGACAGATTTTCGAGCAATCATTGATATTCTTATAGCTATGAACGACCCGGAACTGGACGAGCAGGCGAAAGCAGTTGTTATGTTGCAGATTCTGTTTGAGGACTGGCAGAGCATACCGCCTGAGTGTCTGGACGAGGCCTGCCAGAAAGCGTCAGAGTTCATCGACTGTGGACAATCTAACGATAATCCGAACCACCCTAAACCCCGTTTGATGGATTGGGAACAGGATGGCGATATGATCGTTCCGGCGGTAAACAAGGTCGCTGGTAAAGAAATCAGATCGGTGCCGTATATGCACTGGTGGACATTTTTTGGATATTTCATGGAATCCGGTGAATGCCTGTTCAACACGGTTGTTGGAATCCGCAGTAAAAAAGCAAAGGGCGAAAAGCTCGATAAATGGGAAAAGAAATTCTATCAGGAAAATAAGAACATTATTGATATAAAAACACGTCTCAGCGACGAGGAGCAAGCTTATAAAGATAAGCTGAATGAGATGTTGAACCTCAAATAGTTAGGAGGTGGACACATGGCTGCTGATGGCTCAATTATCATTGATACCAGAATAGATACTGACGGAATATCGTCTGGTGTCAAAGAAGTACAAGCGGCATTTAAAGATTTAGCAAACTCGGTCAAGGAAATAAATGCAAATATTAATAGCATATTTCACGATGGATTTGAAAAATTCGAAGATTCGTTTCAATCTTTACAGCAAAAATCAGAAAAAGTCGAAAACTCTATGGACAAAATGGGGAATTCGGCAAAAAAAACAGGCACCACGGTTTCTAACTCATTTAATAAAATGGACATTTCCGGTGCAAGTAGAAAAGTAAATCTTTTATGCCGTCAGTTTGAAGGATTGGGAACGATAGTAAAGCGAATTGGTTTTTTGGTTGGTTCTGTATTTGCTGTTGGCAAGCTAATTCAGTTTGGTAAAGAGTCTATAGAACTTGGTTCCGACCTCGCAGAAGTGCAGAACGTGGTCGATGTTACATTTACCACCATGTCGGATAAGGTGAACGAATTCGCAAAGAATGCTATGACCTCAGCCGGACTATCAGAGACAATGGCAAAGCGGTATGTTGGTACATTCGGAGCAATGTCTAAGTCGTTCGGATTCTCAGAAGCACAAGCTTACGATATGTCAACAGCTCTGACACAGCTAACTGGTGATGTGGCATCATTTTATAACATTAGTCAGGATCTGGCGTATATCAAACTGAAATCAGTGTTTACGGGCGAAACGGAAACGCTGAAAGATTTGGGTGTCGTTATGACACAAAGTGCACTTGACCAGTATGCACTGGCTAATGGCTACGGCAAAACCACGTCTGAAATGACCGAACAGGAGAAAGTAGCTCTCCGTCTGGCTTTTGTGCAGAAACAATTATCGGCTGCATCTGGTGATTTCATCCGAACATCTGACTCATGGGCGAATCAGGTGAGAGTTATGCAGTTACAGCTACAGTCCCTCAAGGCAACAGTCGGACAAGGTTTGATTAATATTTTCACACCTGTTCTGAAAGTGATTAATATTCTTCTCGGCAAACTGGCAACTCTGGCGAATGCATTCAAGTCATTTACGGAACTTATTACTGGTAAGAAATCATCAGGTCAGACAGGTGGAAGCGGCGCAGGACTTGCCGGAACGGATACAGTTGCAGATACGGCAGATCAGTATGGACAGGCAGCCGATAATGCAGAGAAACTTGCAGATGCCACGAACGACAATGCAAAAGCAACAAAAAAAGCGAATAAGGAAACAAAAAACTATCTTTCATCGCTTGATGAAGTGCACAAAGTTAGCTCTACAGGGAGCGCATCTTCAATACCATCCGGTTCTGGATCCGGTGGAACTGGTTCTGGGGGCGGAGGATTGCCGAGTTCGGTTGGCAGTGTGGACTATGGCAGTCTGGCAGAGGGAGAAAATGCGCTGGACAAAATCAGTGATTCTGCCAAGAAGCTTGCTGATCTGCTCAAGAAGCTCTGGAAACCTTTTCTGGACGCATGGAAAAAAGAGGGCAAGAATACTATTAATGCGGCAAAAACCGCACTTGATGGACTTAAAGAGCTCGCTGTAAGCGTAGGTAAAAGTCTTGTGGAAGTCTGGACGAATGGCACTGGTACAACAATGCTAGAAACCATGCTGAGAATTGCCCAGAATGTCCTCAAGACTATTGGAAACATTGCTTCCGGTTTCGCTGACGCATGGAACAAGAACAATGTCGGAACGCAGATCATACAGAACATTGCAAATGCCCTTGTAGTAGTTATGCAGTTTGTCGAAAAAATCGCAGAGGATACAGCAACATGGGCGGCAAACTTGAACTTCTATCCGTTGTTGGAATCTATCAGTAATCTGACCAGTACATTTGCGCCAATTCTGGAATCTATCGGAAATGTACTTGAATGGATCTATAACAATATCGTTCTTCCGATGCTGAAATGGGTCGTTGAGGTAGGACTTCCGACAGTGATTAATCTGGTATCGGATTTGGCTGGATTCTTCGCAGATCATCAGTCAATTGTCGAAGCATTCGGTGCAGCTCTGATTGGGGCTTTTGCGGCAACAAAGATTGCAGGTTTGGCATCGAGCATCGTTAAAAGCATATCCGGGATTATTGCAATCACTAAAGGGCTCATCACACTCATGACCGGAACTGGCGGAATTATGGGTGGAATCAAAGCTATTGCGACAGCTGTCGGGCCGGGTGGAATTTTTATAGCAGCAGTAACGGCTTGCATTGCGATTGGTGTTTTGCTGTACAAAAATTGGGACAAAATAAAAGAAGTTGCAGGCAAAGTATGGGATTGGATTAAAAGTAAAACATTAACATTTGTCAGCACTATAAGCTCTGGCCTTAAGAATCTCGCGTCTAAAATTGTGACGATTTGGGATAACATCAAATCCAGCGCGCATCAGAAATGGACTGCAATTTGGTCGACAGTAGGAAATCTTGTTGGAAAAATTAAAGATGGAATTGTGAAAAAATTTACATCTGCCAAAGATAAAGTCATTGATACGTTCGATGGTATTAAAAACAAAGTTAAAGAGATATTCAACAAAGTTATCGGTATCGTAAATGGTGCAATTGGTACGGTGAACGGTGCAATCAGTGGAATTGAATCCGCGTTTTCTTTTGGCCCGTGGGAAGTGCCTACTCCATTTGGTAAGAAAACAATAGGATTCAGTGCTACATTTCCGCGAGTTCCAACTATTCCATATCTTGCAAAAGGTGCCGTTATTCCTCCAAGATCAGAATTCCTCGCTGTATTAGGAGATCAGAAGCAAGGAAACAACATTGAAGCACCAGAAGCACTGCTCAGAAAGATTGTTCGTGAGGAATCTGGTGGACAGCAGAGTGGTGGAAATTATCGTTTTACTGCTCAGATTAACCGAAGAACAGTATTTGACGAAATCATTGAAGAAGCAAAGTTAAGACGTGATACAAGCGGAAGAAATCCGTTTGAACTGGCATAGGAGGTGGAAGCGTGGCGTCTATATTATTAAGTAAATCTATAACGGATAGATATAAGATAAATGGCAAGCGCATGCCTCAGCCAGATAAGGATATGGCGTGTAATTTTGAAACAACTTACTCTGAAGGAAGCAACCGCACACAATTCGGAAAAGCCATATTGGTTCCATTGTTTACAGTTATTCAGTATAGCTATGAGGCTAGCAATATACCGGTAGATGAAGCAAAAGAACTCATAAACGCAATAATACATGGGAAACCTTTTAATTTGTATCACTACTCCATCAGACACCATGATTGGCGTACAGAATCATTCTATGTCGGAAAAGGGACATTTTCATTGGCTTGCGTGGCACCTGGCGAAGAATACTATTCAAAAATATCTTGCAATATGCAGGGGGTGAATCCACTTGATTAATGTATCAGACGCATTTAAGCAAAGACTACAGGACGGAAAGAAAGTCTGGCAGGAAGTGGAAATCACTTTCCCTGACGGAACTGTAAAAATCGTAAAAGATGAAATTATGGGTGGAAACTGCACCTTTTCTGATTGCGCTGAAAGTAGCAGTTTTCCAATTGGCTGTGTTATTTGCAAATCAATGACACTTGAGTTAGACAACTCTCAGGATCAATGGAAGAATTATTATTTTTATCAAGCGAAAGTCCATTCATACCTCAAAATGCAGATTGACGCCGATACTATTGAGGCCATCGACAAAGGTACATATACGATCACGGCGCCGGAGCAGTACGGTGAAACGCTTAATTTTACGGCTCTTGATGATATGTATAAAGTGAATGCGGCTTATACATCTAATCTGACTCTTCCACAGTCGGTAGAGGCCCTTGTTAGAGATGCGTGCGAAACTCTTGACATTCCATTTGGCGGAACAATGCAGCATGGTAATCTGATTATATCAGAGATTCCAGAGAATATGACATTTCGCCAGTTATTCGGATGGGCGGCGATGCTCGAAACTGCGAATGCTCGCCTAGACAATAAAGGATACTTGCATTTCATCAAATGGGATTTTTCCAATGTGCAAGAAGATTGCAACGCAGTAGTGGACGCTGATGGAAATGTAACATTTAAAGGCGGCGCAAATATTGACCCAGAGAATTTTGTCAGCCCAACAGGGAACTGGACAATTGACAATGATGGATTCTTGACACTGATTGAATCAGCTACTGATGCATCTGAAAAGCTCAAAGACTTTTTTACAAGTCCAACTGTTTCCAGTGACGATATTATAATTACTGGAATCAAGCTAAAAAATAGAGAAAATGAAGTCATGTACGGAAGTACAGGATATGTTATTGAATTGGAGAACGACCTTGTTGCGGATTCAGACTTAGATACGGTAGCTGCTCAAATCGGCGATTCCATAATCGGAGTCAAATTCCGCAGCATGTCGGGAGAACTTGCATATAACCCACTCATTGAGTTTGGAGATATGGCATATACTTATGACCGCAAATGGAACAGATATATAACTCCGCTGACGGACGTTTCTTGTTCCGTTAATGGAAAAACCGCTGTGAAAACTCAAGCCGACGATCCCATCAGAGGAATGAGCAAGTTTGTTTCTGATGGAACGAAAGCTATTGTTGAAGCAAGACGACTTGTCAAAAAAGAACGTTCAGCCAGAGAGAAAGCAGTAGAGAGACTGGAGGAAACCTTGAAAACTTCTTCTGGTTTGTACGAAACTTCGGTACCTCAAGAAGACGGAAGTATTATAACTTACCTGCATGATAAACCTACACTCGCAGAATCTAAGAATGTCATCAAATTTACAGCAGAAGCTATTGGTGTGTCCAATGATGGCGGTAAAACATATCCGTTTGGTTTCCAATTAACCGGAACCATGATAGCAAAATTGTTATACGCAGAGGGAATTAATGCGGATTTTATCAACGCCGGTGCGCTTACTATTAAGGACGGGAAAGGAAATATAATCTTTTCCGTCAACATGGACACAAATTCTGTGTACATCAACCCGGAATATCTGATGATTGGAGATGTAAGTCTGTCTGACAAAATCAAAGAACTGGATGAAAATGTTGCCGCAGCTAAGAACATGACCATGACGCTCTCAAATGAATATCAGGCGATTTCTACTGATGAGAACGGAAATATCCCCGGAGAGTTTCCACAGGTGCAGACCACCGCGCAGGTAATGTACGGAACGATGGACGTAACGGACGATTGCAGTTATACAATCACGGAATCTGAAAATGTGACCGGAATCTGGGATAAAACTACGCACACTTATACTGTTAGCGAAGTTACGGCAGACAATGTATGGGTTGACATCAAAGCAGTGTATCTGAATGCCATCACCATAACCAAAAGATTCAGCGTATCTAAACAGAAATCTGGTACTCCCGGAAGAACTTACGTGTTAGAATCATCTGCTACAATTCTGAAAAGAGAAAGTGAAAACAGCATAACGCCGAATATTGTGACATTTAGTGCGCACTACCGTGATGGTGAGAATACAGGTAGAAGAGATTATTCTGGAAGATTTGTGATTGAGGAAACGTCCGACGGAAAGACATGGGAGACCGCTTATTCGAGTGTAACAGATGAGGCCAGTGTTAACTACTATGTAGATTACGTTTTTGCGGATTCTGATGGAGTATTGGTCGCAGACAGCGACGGTTCACTGATTGGTGTCGGTTCAAAAGATATCGTAGGATTACGGTGCAGCTTGTACGCATCGGGTGGAACCACGAATCTGATTGACACAGTCAAGCTTGATGTTATCACAGAAGTCACGGCTCTGACGCAGGAAGATATTTTGAAACTCCTGACCAATGATGGAGAATGGAAAGGCGTTTACAGGGGTGCGGATGGGGAACTGTACATTTCATTCAGTGCCGCAATGGGCGGTTTGTTGAAGCTGGGAGGAAAAAACAACGGAAATGGTATACTGAAAAATTATGATAAGAATGGAAACTTGGTAGTTTCTCTTGAAAACAGAGGTTTATTATATGGCGATGATTTAAACAACAAAGAACTAAAATTTATTAATCCAAATAAAAATGGTTTGAGATTATCGGAATGGGATGGAGATATTCTTTCATATCTTGATATCGGAATATATTGGTACGAATCAGACGGTTATTATGTAACGGAAATAATGGCAGAATCCCAAATTGAGTTTTACTTGGCTAATGGCATTGATTCGAAAACAAATCCATATACTCCTATTGTAAGTGATTATTATTACACAACTATCTATAATAGTTTTAGATGCTACAAGGGGGAAGCTACTCTTGACGAATTAACTTCGAAATCCACAAAGCTTTTGGATGTTAGTCAAAACACCAATGCATATAATTTGTTACTCATGATAGATGGAACAGTAACTAGATCTGCATCCTCATCCAAACGTTACAAGGATATCGGTGAATCCATAATTCCATCCGAAATCGAAGAATGGTACAAAATAGAACCAGTCTGGGCAAAATACAAAGACGGTTATCTTGCAGAAGGCGACGAAAACGAGGGACGCTACCTGCCTATGTTCATTGCGGAGGATGTAGAAGAACATTTTCCACAGGCAGTCACACACATGAACGGTCAAGTAGAAGACTGGAACTACCGTATGATGATCCCAGCAATGTTCGCAATGATTAAACAGCAGAAAGAAGAAATTGAATCCTTGAAACAGGCAGTTAAAGAAATGAGAGGTGAATAATATGGCAGATGCATTAGATGCAAAGAAAATCAGCGCATTCGTAGACAATGCAGCACCGGCAGATACAGATTATTTCCTTAATGCAACTGGAGATGTAATGAAAAAAACAAAAGTGTCGCAATTGATCGCATGGCTGAAAGAGAAGCTGGGAATTAATTTGCTAAACACGAAGTTAAACGGATGGAAAGTTGAAAATTACAAACTTGAAGGAAATTCAAGTACTGGATATATTGGTATTGATAAAGATATTTCTTTAAGTGGATATAAACCAGTTTGTATAGCTAATTATTGGCTATACAATACATCATGGTATGCTATCAACAAAATATGGATAGACTATGCTACACAAAAACTTTCTGTTGCGGGTAGACATATCGATAATTCCCAATCTGTTGAATATGTGATAATATTCGTACAAATTTTATATGTACCAGTTTAATAGTTTTTAATAAACTGAAGCATATAAAAACTTCCTTCTCCAGAATGCTCACCACCTGACATTCAGGCAGTATTACAATCACTGCAGGGAAAGACCACGCAGATCTATTGCTATATCAACCAGAATAACGTGAAGAATGCATATCGCAAGTATGCAATATAGGAGAAAAAACATGAAAATCAGATCAGAGCCGCAAGACTCTTATTTTAATACAAATTTGCGCCGGCGCAAGACCGGAGAAAGGGAGACATATGGAGATTAAAGGTATTGACGTATCATCTTATCAAGGAAAACCAGATTGGCCAAAAGTATCGAATTCTGGAGTTAAGTTTGCAATATTAAGAATCCATCAAAAATCTGGAGTCGATACATCTTTTGAACACAACTACAAGGGCTGTAAATCCAATGGAATTCTTATTGGTGGATACAAGTACAGCTACGCTTTAACACCAGCACAGGCCGTTGAAGAAGCCGAGAACGTGATCGAGGTGCTGAATGGACGTGGACTGGACTTCCCGGTTTTCTATGACCTTGAATGGAAACAGCAGAAAAGTCTGGGGAAACAGGCAATCGAGAATATTGCGGTATCATTCTTGACCAGAATAAAAAAAGCGGGATATAAGGTTGGTATTTACTGCAACATGGACTGGTACAATAATTATCTGTCCGAAAACCTCAAGAAATACGACCTCTGGCTTGCAAGATATGCAAATAATGACAACGGCACTATTCCAGAACGGCTCAGACCGTCCGTTGGTATCGGCTGGCAGTATTCAGAGAGTGGAAAAGTAGCAGGAATCAATGCAAAGGACGTTGATATGGATGTATTCTATACGGATTACCGGACGGATCAGAAAGGAGAAAACACAAGCATGACAAAGGCAGAAGTCATCGGAAAAGTCATTAAGATTGCCAAAAACGAAATCGGTTATCTTGAGAAGAAAAGCAACAGTCAGCTTGACAGTAAGACTGCCAATGCCGGTTCGAATAATTACACAAAGTACTGGAGAGATGTAAAATCATCTTATCAGGGACAGCCGTGGTGTGCAGCGTTCGTGAGTTGGTGTTTCATGAAAGCGTTCGGATTGAATAAAGCAAAGAAACTTTTGAAACACTGGCCTTATGTATATTGCCCGACTTTAGGACAGCTTTTCGTAAAGAATGCTAATCCGAAAGTTGGCGATATCGTAATTTTCTATCATGGCGGCACATTTACCCACACTGGCATTGTGACAGCTGTAAATGGAGACAGATTCTATACCATTGAGGGCAACACATCCGGTGCATCCGGTATAATCGCAAATGGCGGCGGAGTCTGTGCAAAGAGTTATCTCAACAGCCAGATGCCTGGAACAAAATTCTGTACACCGGATTGGAGTATTGTAGCAGAAACGGCTAGCAATAGTTCAGCCACTGCAAAGCCATCAACAACCACATCGAAAGGAGCCGGTTATATGTTTGAGCCAAAACTTGTTAAATTAGGTAGTGAAGGAACATCGGTCCTGTTACTGCAAGAAATTTTGATTGCAAGAGGATTTAAAGGAAAAAACGGAAAAACACTGAGCTTATCCAGAAAAGCAGATGCAAATACCATTTATGCATTAAAGCAGTACCAGAAGTCCAGAAATGGAGTACTGGTGGTAGACGGAGAGTGTGGCGAGAACACTTGGAAAGATTTGATCGCTATTTAAGTACTTGCAAAAGCATAAAAATATCCCGGGGTTAATTCCCCGGGAGTTTCTTTTCTGAATTAATGATAACATCAATGAGCCAGTTCGTCAGCACATAGAAGATATCATTAATCATTTTTCTTGAATTTTTGGGAAAATGTCTAGCTGAAAACCAATCTCGTTTCCTTTCCCATAAGCGTTTTTGGTATTTTTTGAGTAGACAACCTTTTCGATTAAGCTCTTGAGCATTTTATTCTTCGATTCTGTATCAAGGCTCCAATAGTTATCAAGCAGTTCTTCGCAGCGCGGAATAAAATCTGATTGTTGCTTTATAATGTTCTGATCATGTTTGATTTCTTCTTTTAATTTTTCTATAGTATCGGAGCATGACTGAATAGACGCGGATATAGTTTTGGCGCGCTCAAGAAAAATCTCTGTAGTGTAGATGCCTTGTTCGAGCAGATCGTATTGTTTTGCTTTTTGGGTATTTAAGCTTTCCAGCTCACTTTCTTTTTCACGTATAAGATTTTGTTTGGATGTTATACCGGAATCAATAGTGTTAGACGGAACATTAATATCATTGTTTAACTTATATTCCTCCGCAATCTCCCTAATTCCATCAATCACAGCTTTTTCAACTAGAGATAATTTACTACTCACTGTAGAGCAAGACGTATATGGACACATGAGAGTATCTTCCTGCCCGCGTTTTTGGTAAGGACGGCGAACCATGGCACGACCACACTTGCTGCAATAGACAATTCCGGCAAGTGGATTGCGAACTGTGTTTTTTATGCTGATCGGACGGTACGGATTCTTTTGACGTATCTTTTGTGCAGAATTATACAGATCGTCTGATATAATAGCCGGATGTAATCCTTCGCAGATAAGGACATCCTTAGATCGTGGACGTGTCTTGACCACTTGTCCGTTCTGTATAGTTTTTACAGTTTTTCTCCCGTTCCATCGTATTTTCCCTATATAAACCGGATTTGCGAGGATTCCTTGCACACTGGTAGGAGTCCAGTCGTTTCCTGATGCAGATTTTATTCCCATATCATTTAATTTCCGCACAATCTTTGCAACTCCGATTTGCTCACACTCATCACCTGCATACCATGTGTAGATCATTTTTACAACCTCGGCTTGAGCCGGGACAGGTCTAAGGGTATAACCTTTTTCTTTTTCAAGTTTCACTCTTTCGTATCCGTAAGGTGGTTTGTTGCCGCAATATTTTCCCTCTTTGACCGATGAGATTCTACCATTATTCAATCGACGCTTAATGGTCTTATATTCTCTACGGCTCATAAAAAGTCCGAATTCAAAATACTCTTCATCAAATTCGTTGTTTGGGTCGTATATTTTTGCAGGGGTAATAATCTTCGTGTCAGAGTATTGGAAAGCTCTGGATACAACACCTTGGTCGATGGTATCACCTCTGGCAAGTCGTTCAACTTCCACAACCAGAACTCCATCCCACATGCCGGATTCTACTTCGCGGAGGAGTTGCTGCATGACAGGACGGTCGGCGATAGTTTCTCCAGATACCACTTCGCGGTAAATTGCACCCACAATGTACTCTTTTTTCTTTGCAAGCTCTAACAGGATCCGTTCGTGTCTGGCAAGAGTCTCGCCCTCTCCATGTGCTTCAGCTTCCCGATCGGCTCTGGATTTTCTCAAATAGATGCATACTGATTCATTCATTTTATCATTCTCCTTTTTACACTTGTGCGGCAATCACGGAGATGATATACTTAATGTGTAGGTAAGATTATCACCGAGATTGTCTTATTTTTCAAAAAACCGGTTCCCGTTGGTAGCAGGAGCCGGTTCTTTTTATAAAAGTTCTGATTTTTTCTGGTCAAATTCTTCTTGAGTAATAATACCGCTATCTAAAAGCTCTTTGTAATCCTTCAGTAGTTCAACGGATGTTTTCTGATTTCGAACATTTTCAACAGCATCAGAGCTTTTGGAAATATTGAAGCTCTTTAACTGCATATCTATATTTGAACTACAGCGGAATCCAATAATATTTATTTGATTGGTTTCGATATTCCGCATTTTCATAGATGCATAAGAATCCACTTCAATGTTATCACTTGTTGTGGTAGCAGTTCCAGTAGTAGTGGAATTATTCTTTCCTTTAGTTTTCTTTCCGGTTCCAACAGCTGCACCGACAGCTGCGCCGACAACAGGGTTTCCAAGCGTGACAGCTGTAGCAGCCGTACCAATAACAGCACCAGCTAATCTTCCTTTTCGTTTTGTTTTTTCTTTACTTTTCCCTTTAGTGTGAGATGTTGTAGTTGTCTTTTCTACTGTTCTGTATTCCGGCCCGTTCCATTCATAGTCGAAAAGTTCATATTTGGTTGGAGCATCTGACACTGTAACAGATCCATCTTTCCATTGCTTCAAATCAAATCTTGTGTGTTTGGAACCAAGCTCAAAATCCTCCTTACCGGATATAACTCTCAGATTCAATACTCGAACAGGTTTTTCTACAACCGCCGGCTGGGTTGCTACGGAATTATTTGATATTGCAGGTTTTTGAACCTTATTTTTAATAGACAGCAAAAGTGCAAAAATAAGATACAAAACAGCAATTCCAAATGTCTCAAGTACAACAACGACCATAATATTGTCCGATGAAAGATCGTTTGAACTCATCAAAGCCACAATCATCAGCACAATGAATGCAGTCCAAATAATCATCAACACATTTCGTATCTTTTTCATAGTTTCCCCCTTTGACACGATTACTCAAAATTTTCGATATAATTCTTATATAGATTCCTTATTTTTGCAGCCTCCCTCTGCCTGATCGGAACGATATCCCCTGATATCATTTCGAAATGATCTGACGCATCTTTGATTTCATCCATGTTTACGATGTAGCTCTGATGACAACGGAGAAATCTTCCGTCAAGGCGAGGCTCTATATCTGACAGCTTTCCACGTACTACATGTATGATACCGCAGGTACAGTGGACAAGAATTGATTTATTTCGGCTTTCTATGTATTCGATGTGACGGAATTCTACCCGATGGAAGTGATCTCGGTTTTTGATAGTCAAGGCTTTCTCACGGATATCTTCCAATGTGTGTGCTACGACAGAATACATGCGTCCATGCTCAGAGCCTTTGATGATGTAATGCACTGGCAAGACGTCCAATGCGTCAAATACATAGTTTTTGTATGCTGTCCAGAAGGCAATGTTGCCATTATATCCATTTTTCCTGAGCTGTCTTGCAACATTTATGCCATTCTCATTATCAAGGACCACATCCAACACGACTATATCGTACCATTGACCGTCTGCTATATCATCAATCAGCGGCTTTCCACTACTATAAGCGTTTAGCGTGTAACTCTTGTCTCCGCGCTTTTTCAAAAACTCATCAACATGAGCCTTAAAAAAATCAATCTGTAAAGAATTATCGTCACAAATCGCAATTTTCATGCAAATCAGTCCTTTAAATTGTCATTTTCGCCATTTGCGTTAAATAAGAATTCTATATGTTATAGTTGATTATAGCATCATGCAATATAGTTGTAAATAGACGTTTGTAGGTGATTTATGAAATGAAAATAATCAAAAATATACTAATTATAATAGGAGCTGTGCTTTTGCTTAATTACATTGTTTGTTTGCCAATGTGCGTAGACGATTATATCCGCGAAGAGTCAGAAGTGTATTCTGTCCAAAATGCGTACAGATCTTCTACCGTACATAAGAATAGCGTCCATGAAGCAAAGCGGACCATGCCGCCGTTTTTATTCGCTCTGCCACTAAACAGAAAAGACTATATCTTTGATGTTACGAATAATTTCTATGCAATCATAAACATATCGGTGTATATCTGGCAGTTTCCAAGGGCAAACATTAGTGATATAATAGCAAAAAAATGAACGAATGTTCGGTTATATTTCCCACAAAACGCACATATACTGTAATGTAGGTGATAGTTGTGACAAGGAGGGTTATTTATGGATTATAAGAAAGAGATTATCGGGATGATAAATGGAATAAAAAAGACAGGTACATTAGAATACCTGTACACATTCATAAAACTATTTCTGGAGAAGTGGGGCGATTAGGCCCCACTTTTTTAATTAGAAAGCATGGAATCAATTAGACTTAAAACAATTTTCTGATCACGTTCGCTTAATAATGAGAATTTTGAAATCAGATTAAAATCTTCTTTCGCCTGATTAGGTGTGTCTTTTCTAGCACGTCCTACATTAAATCCCATTAACCACGACTCTGAAACATTTAGTGCCATTCCTAAGACAACCAGTTTTTCTTGACTAGGTTCTGTCTTTCCGGAAACGTACTGGCTAATATCCGACTTATTCATTTTCACATTGTATTTCTTACAATATGGAAGAACAAGATTAAGAATATCAACCTGTCTCAGATTACGTTCGTTCATCAAAGTCTTAAATCTTTCTGATGAACTAACTTTTTCCATTATATTATTCTCCTTTCGCTTTCTGATGATAATATATCACATATGAAACAAAAGTTCAAGACTTAAAACAAAAAAGTTAAAAATATTGAAAAAATGTATTGACATAGCGTAATGGCGATGTTATATTATAATCAGTTCAAAACATTGAACTAGAAAGGAGTGCAGATATGGCATTTGATTATAGTAAACTCAAGGGAAGAATCATTGAAAAATATGATAGTCAGAGTTCCTTTGCGAATGCTATGGAATGGTCGGAGCGTACATTATCGTTGAAGCTTAACGGAAAGCTGTTTTGGAAACAGTCAGATATTTGCAAAGCAGTTAATCTGTTGGAGCTTTCTGCCGATGATATACAGGACTATTTTTTTAAAGAAAAAGTTCAAAGTTCTTAACTAGAAAGGAAGTGAAAACAGTTGAGCAAATCAACAAGAAGAAAAATCCATTCCCTGGAAAGAAGAATTGCCAGCCTTGAATCACAACTTCAAGACCAGCAACAAATTATTTCTTCTCAGCGTCCGAACGTCCGCCCTGAATCACTTTTAAAACAGGTGGCTCGTGATGCTCAGTCAGGTGTTCGTATTCCAACATTCCGAATGAATCTAGGTAATCGAACATTATTTGAACAGAAGACTGAATAGATGTATTTACGGCATTTCTGATGATTTGGAATTGTTCTTTTGATATGCAAGGTTCGTCTTCCGGCAGACCTTGTAACAGGCTCTGAGCAATATTAGCAGAATTTTCCGACAGGATTCTTTCAACATCAGAGTTAATGACCGACATAAATTCATCATAAGTCATTTTTTAATACCTCCTTTCCAAAGGAGAGTATAGCATAAAAAGGGAGTGAGTACATATCAAAAAGAAATTATTAATTATTCCAATAGCTGCAGGGATTGTTTTTCTCTCTGGTTGTAAAGGGAAACTGAAAGAGGGAGAAATTTACAATAAAGAATTTATTCCTGCGCATACAGAAACAGTTCTAATCTCTACAGTTCATACTGATGGAAAGATGTCATATACAACTGTAATGCCTTATGTGTATTACTATTCGGATTCTTATGAAATAGATATTCGCGATTACAATGAGGAAGAAAAAGAATATGACACAGCTACTTATTATGTAACTGAGGAAGTATATAACCAATGTGAGATTGGAAGTATTTTCAAATATGAAAAAGGCCGGGATTTTAATGAGATTCCACATACTCGTGAAGAAGCAGATTCTAATTAGAAGCAGAAATGTGGAAAACAGCATATCTTAACATGGTGAATGCATAAAAAGGAGGTTTACTGATGGCAGCAATCAAAACAATCAAAAAAGGGTCTGGGGTAATCAGGATACATGATGATTACTGCAAGGATAACACACCGGAAGACAATCAGAGAATTGTAGATGAGTGTTCAAGAATCATCTTGAGCTACTATCGAAGAAAAGAAGCAAATTTGACGTAAGCGCCCCGGAGGGAGTCACGACCTCCGCCCCGGAGCCGTAAACCACTAAACCAACCTTAGCGGATTACAGGATAATCATAACATTTCTTCCTGTATTTCGCAAGAGAACAGGAGGATTTTTTATGAAGAAAACCGAGGATAAAGTCACAATGGACAGTGCAAAAGTAACCAGCTTTGAGGATTTTGAAAACTTCTATGCAGTGGAAGTCGTAAGAGAAGCCAAGAAACAGACACAGAAATGGTTCTGTGCATGGGGAATTACCATGGCAGCATTGATTCTTTCGAATGCAGCATGGGTAGTTCTTAGATAGGGGAGACGCGAATGAAAAAATATCGTAAACGAGAAATCTTGATGTCAATAGTAATCGGGATCCTTTCAACATTTCTTCCAGTATGGGAGTGGACAAATGGACTTGATCGGATTCTGGCAGCAGCGACTATAAGTCTGATTCTGATAGGAAATTTATGAAAGGAGAAAAAATGAACGAGGAGAAAATTAAAGAATTATTTGAATTGTGTCTGAGAGTTTCGAATGAAACAACAGCGTATGTGGAGTTTGATTATACGGTGCATGATGACATGTCTGTAGCTCACATTTATATTTTTAATAATTCTGGGGAAATTGCAAAACATTTTTCATTGTGCCAGTTTTACGACTTTGAGTCCGAATCTCAGAATTACGAAAATGCAAAGAAATGTCTTCTGGAACTGCTTATTAATGGGAGGTGTCCGTTAAATGAATCTTGAAGAATTAAGGCTTCTTCCAAAATGGAATATGGTTTTGGCAGTAAATGTTCTTCTGGATGAACTTAACAAGCGAGATACACCAATTGTTGATTTGGAGAATCCAGACATGTTTATCGACCATCTCGAGTATCATGCTGCTGATTCTATTCGGAACGGCAAGACAGTTCCGGGCATGGGAGATAAGTCAGACGCAATCTATTGTTTTTTTAAGCAGTTAAAGGAGCCAGTCTATGAACGAAAGAATACAGGAAATCTTGAGATTGATTGATGTTCAGCTTGCACTTGCTCCAGATAATCCAATAGAGGAACAGTACAAGGCAAGGACGTTGGCGAGTTACACGCAAGCACTAAATGGGCTTTTGACGGCCCGGAAAGTATATAAGGAGGAAAGCAATGAGTGATTTTGAAATCCGTATTCCGGCAAGGAAGAAACAGCTTGCAACTGATAAGGATAACCCGGTCGTGAAAGTATCAACAGACGCATACAACGCACTGGTTGAAATCTATAACGAATCAACCTTATCAATGAAAGATATCTCAAGTTTGCTGATTATCGAGAGCAGTAAGCATGTGGTTTATGACAAGGAGGAATAAAAGTGAATATATATGAGAAGTTAGGTGTTATTCAGTCAAAACTGAAAGCCCCTAAAGGACAGTACAATTCCTTCGGGAAATACAAATACAGGAGCTGTGAGGATATTCTGGAGGCTGTAAAGCCGCTTCTGGCAGAAACAAAGACTGTGTTAAGCGTCACAGATCGGATGGAAGTTGTTGGAGACAGAATATATGTCAGGGCAGAAGCTCATCTGAATGATTGTGAAGATTCTGGTGAGATCACAACTGTTGCTTATGCAAGGGAAGAAGAGTCTAAGAAAGGCATGGATTCTTCACAGGTGACAGGTGCAGCTTCATCTTATGCCAGAAAATACGCTTTGAATGGGCTGTTCTGTATTGATGATAACAAAGACAGTGATTCTACTAATACAGGAGAGAAAGAAAAAGCGTCCGGCAGAAAAGCGGAATCGGTAAAAGAAACCGAGATGATTAGTTCCGAGACTACTATGTCAATCAAAAATATCATTGATAAGTACCCGGAAGCTAAGCTTTTGGAACAGATCAAGACTCGATTTAAAGTAAGCGATATTAAGTCTCTTACCAAGGAAAAAGGTCAGAAATGTCTGAAGATGTTGATTGACTATGACAAACAGCATACAGAAAAGGAGCAGTAGCATGAATAAAGTGATTCTTACAGGAAGATTTACACGTGATCCAGAAATCAAGTACACCAACGATGGAGCATCTATTGCAAGGTTTTCTATTGCGGTAAACAGAAGATTCGTGAAAGAGGGTTCTGATCAGAAAGCGGACTTCCTTAATTGTGTTGCATTTGGAAAATCTGCGGAATTTATCGAAAAATATTTCACAAAAGGAATGAAAGCAGATTTATCTGGAAGAATCCAGACCGGCAGCTACACCAATCGTGATGGGCAGAAGGTGTACACAACAGATATTGTTGTAGAAGAGATTGAGTTTGGTGAAAGTAAAGGTGCTAACCAGAGCCAGCAGAAGTCAGAGACACCACATCCGGAAACAGACCCGGACGGATTTATGGATATTCCAGATGGAATTGATGAGGAGATGCCGTTCGCATGATACAAATTGACAGTAGGGAACATCAGAAAGTTATTGATGGCATTAAGAAAGCGTTTGATGCAGCAGGAGAAAAATGGTTCGTGTCAAAGCTCTACGTCGGGGATTATATGAATTATGACAACCCCAGGTTAGTTGTTGACCGAAAGCAAAATCTCTCTGAATTATGCGGAAATGTATGCCAGCAGCATGAGAGATTCCGTGCTGAGATTATCCGGGCGAATGAAGCAGGAATAAAGCTCATATTTCTGTGTGAGCATGGAAAAGGAATTGAAAAGCTGGATGACGTTCTCTGGTGGGAGAACCCCCGGGCAAAGAAAAGAGTTAAAAAGAATGGCACCTGGGTAGAGCAGGAACAGAAAGTTATGCATGGAGACGTCTTATATAAGATTCTTTGCACGATGCAACGCAAGTATGATGTTGAATTTCTGTTTTGCGACAAGAAAGATACCGGAAAGCGGATAATGGAACTATTAAAGAATGGGGTGTGATTAGATGCAGATTCCAAAGAAAGATTTGTTTGAAATATTAAGCGGAAATCAAGAGCTTATAAATCAATACAAAACCAAGTATTTTCCAAAATTGAAACACACTTACACTTGTAAAGAATGCGGAAGAAAATTCGAAACTGTCAATGATAGATACAGGATTTTTTGTTCTCCTAAGTGTGTGCAAAAATATCATTCTAAAAATTCAGATAAAGATTATATGAGGGAATATAAGAAGATGTATGCAAGGATGAAATCAGGAAAAATATCATATGGAGATTTTCAGAATCACATGATTGAATACAGGAACAGTCCAGATGGACAAAGAAACAATTAAACAACAGAATAGCATGAGGGACGTTCTAAGCAGATATGGCATGGTTCCAAACAGAGCAGGATTCGTTCGGTGCCCGTTTCATCCGAAAGATCGTACTGCATCCATGAAAATCTACAAAGACAGCTATTATTGCTTCGGATGTGGCGCGACAGGAGACATATTTACATTCGTTCAGAGCATGGATAATTGCGATTTTAAGACAGCTTTTAACTTACTCGGAGGAACTTACCAAAAGCCAAATTTCTCATCCAGAATGGCAATATATCACCATCAGAAACAGATGGAAATGCGGCAGAAGGAAGAACAGAAGAAAAAGGTTGAGCTGCAAGAATGCTTGTCCGATATAGATTTCTACAGGGCTATCCTTGACAGGGCGAAACCATTGTCTGACGGATGGTGTGAAGTATGGAACAGGTTGCAACTTGCACTATATCACCATGGATTCATAACAGGACTGGAAGAAGGTGATTAAAAATGGAAATGATAAGCAAGCTCACGAAGGACTCTATTCTGGATGAAGAAGTATTTGACGAGATATTCAGTCAGGAAGACGAGATATATAAGGCGCGTCTTACACTGACACTTCTGGACAGAGCCAAGGAGCTTGGCGTAAAGAAAAAATTTGAGGATTTGCTGAAAGCTTACACAAAAGTACAGAAGCAGATGATCGAGAAAGAGAAAAGTAATAGGACGTTGTCTATGCTGGACCAGTGGACTAATTTCTCTGATTGTGAATATGACAGAATGAAATGCCTTAACTGGATAGCAGACGACGATGGAATTAGAATTTCAAACACGAATCCAGGATCACCGGATATTATAGCTTGTTATCACCCTATTCTTCCAATCGAACGAATGAAGAATCTGGAGACCGGGGAAGAACAGATAAAGTTAATCTATAAGAGGAATAATAAATGGTCAGAGGTTATTGTTCCAAAAACCATGGTTGCATCAGCCAGTAAAATTGTGGGCTTGTCTGCACTTGGCATTTCAGTGACTTCTGAGAATGCGAAGTTCCTTGTCCGATATCTGTCAGATGTAGAAAATGCCAATGATGATTATATCAACATCCAATATTCCTCTAGTAAAATCGGGTGGATTCGAGATTATTTTCTGCCTTACGACAAGGATATCGTATTTGATGGTGATATGAGATTTCGACAGTTATACGAAAGTATCAGCGTAGGTGGCAGCAGAACAGAATGGTATGAGCATGCGAAGAAGGTTCGTGCTACTGGAAGAATAGAACCGAAAATTATGTTGGCTGCAAGTTTTGCTAGTATTCTGATTAAGCTTGTTGGCGCGCTTCCGTTCTTTGTAGACCTCTGGGGAGAAACTGAGGGTGGTAAGACTGTGACGCTTATGTTAGGAGCTTCTGTCTGGGCGAATCCGGGTGAATCAAGGTATATAGGAGATTTCAAAACAACAGATGTAGCTCTGGAAGCAAAGTCTGATATGCTCAACAATCTTCCGCTAATTCTGGATGATACTTCCAAGGTATCTGCCAAGATCAGGGATAACTTCGAGGGCATTGTGTACGACCTGTGTTCCGGCAAAGGAAAGAGTCGTTCTAACAAGGAACTGGGCGTGAATCGGGAGAATCGCTGGCAGAACTGCATTCTGACTAACGGTGAACGCCCACTGGCCGGGTATGTCAGCCAGGGTGGAGCGATCAACCGAATTATTGAGATTGAGTGTTCTGAAAAGATATTTGATGATCCACAGCTTACCGCAGATACCCTTAAAAAGAACTACGGCTACGCAGGAATTGATTTTGTAAATGTAGTTAAGGAAATGTCCATTGACGATATAAAAGCCATGCAGAAGCATTTTCAGGGCCTTATACAGGACGATGACAAGATGCAGAAGCAAAGCATATCAATGAGCATTATCCTGGCAGCGGATAAAATTGCAACAGATCACCTGTTCCATGATGGCCAGTACATTGACATTGAGACAGCTAAGAATCTTCTGACAGAGAAAGAAATGGTATCTGAAAACGAACGCGCTTACTGGTTCGTGCTTGATAAGATTGCTATGAACGGAATTAAGTTCGATGATAACCCGGATGTTAAGACAGAAAGATGGGGAGTTATTGACAATGATCCGGCAGAGAAGACGTCAACCGCAATAATCTATAGCGCAGCGTTTGATGATTTATGCAAAATCGGAAGATTCTCCAGGAAAGCATTTTTGTCATGGGCTGTTAAGAAGGGGCTTGTGGAAACCGACAGCAGAGGTTATCCGACCAAAGCAAAGAAACTGGATGGAATTGTTACCAAATGTGTGTTTTTGAAAATTGTAGATGAAATTCCGAAAGGATTCGTGAATTGTAATGATGATTTTGAGATTACAGACGATATTGTATTTGATTGATAAACAATTCGTCCAAAAGGTAACCGGGTAACCTAGGTAACCTTTGATTCTGCATATATATATTTGAGTATTTATATGCACATATTGAGTATAAAAGTTTCCCTATATGAGAAAGTCAGGGTTACTCGGTTACTCGGTTACCTACCAGTAAAATCAAGGGTTTGCGGATTTTCGCTCGGTTACTTCTCGGTTAACGAAGGTTACTCATAAAGAAGGTGAATAATGAAAGTAGAAGCTAAAGATATTCCGGTCATGCATAAGTTCATGCCAGAGTTCTGGAAGGCGATAAAAGAATTTTACGATGTTAAAAATGATGATGAATATTTTGATGCATTACATAAAAAAATCGAGGATTTATATGAAATCTATCCAGACAGTTTGGCAAGGTATCTGTCTTTGGCCTTTTATAAATGGGCAGAGGATGTGTCAACAGGGAAATGTAAAAAAATAAGAAGCATGGAAAAGAATGTCGTATAAACACAGCAATGGAAAGGCGAGGATGTGCTGAGGAGAAGCATATCAACGAAGTGAATTGAAACGCAGAGGAGTTGCTGCGAAAGGTGTTGAAACGATATGCATAGCTGTGGCGGCGCAAGGAAACGAAAAGCTGGGCAGAGGCGCTGAACGGAAAAGCTACGGCGTAGAAATGTAATGATTAGATAAGAATAGCTACGAAATGGCGGGGAGCAGCAGAGACGAGCTACGGAATGAGCTAAGGCAGAGAGTAGCACGGCAATGTAAGAAAACTATAAAAATTACAAGGAGAATAGCAGAATGAAAGAATTAAAAGTAAGATTGACATTTTTGGAAGAAATTTTAGGAACAGCAAGTGCAGACCCGGAGATTCACGAAACGTTTATTGCTTCGAATGCACCAGACGCACCAACAAGAAAAGAAGAGGTTGAAGCAATCGGAATTGAAGGAGTGATTGAGAAATCCATGACCATATTCCCGAGAGATAACGGTGTACCGATTTACTGGGATTACCAGATTAAGGGCTTTTTCAAAGATGCTTGTGGAATGCTGAGAAAGGTAACTGGTTCAAAATCTTCAAAAATCAAGGCTTATAAAAAAGAAATTGACGGTCTGATTTTCGTTGAAGAACGCAAAATTCCAATTCATTTTGAAGGTGAAATAGGAACTTGCCAGAGGCCACTGAGAGGACAAACACCGCAGGGTGAAAGAATTGCACTGGCAAATAGCGAGACAATACCTGCCGGAAGTTGGATTGAGTTCACAATCAAGTGCTTATGCGATAGCCATGAAGCAGCAGTCAGAGAATGGCTTGACTATGGAGAACTGAGAGGCATCGGACAGTGGCGTAATTCGGGTAAGGGCCGCTTCAAATGGGCAGAAATATAAAAGCATGACAGGAGTGATAGAAATGCCATATAACACAGCAAGAAAGTACTATGAAGGTATCCAGACAAGGAAAGACGTATATCTGTACATCATAAGATATCTGAAAGAACATGATTATCCGCCAAGCATTCCAGAAATCGCAGCAGGGCTGAGCATATCTAACCATACCGTGCAGAATCATTTCGGCGAATTACTGAAAGGTGGCTTACTTGCGACAGACAACCCCGGTGCGTCAAGAGCGTACCGAGTGACAGGATACAAGTTCAGAAAGGTGAAGGAAAAATGAGTAGCAAGTTAAAAGTCAAGAAAAAGACCAGATTTCCTGTTCAGACTTCTAATCAGGCGGCTCATGCGTTTGGGCGAGCCATGCAGAACTGCCAGAGCCAAATTAAAGACATGGAACAGAAAGCCTATGAAGATGGTTTTACCGTTGGTGAAGATTGGAGCAACACGATCAACACTGTTACAACGATGATGGCTCTGAGACGTTTATATAGCTTTTCCACGAAGCGATTGCTTGATGTGATAAGAACTGCCAATGAGTACGTTGAAATGGCAAATAGAGGTGAAATGAGCGTTCTGAACATGATACAGGACATTGAAAAGAACACAGATGTAAGATTTGACGAGATGAATAAGAATCTGGTTAAGAAGATGGGAGTATAAAATCATGTATCAACTGCACAATAGCGTGCCAGTTGCTTACATGGGGAAAGTGAGGATGAAAATGAAGGGTATTCTTATTGATGAAGAAACTTACAGCAAAATGGATGAGTATGACCAGAATCTATGCGATACGTGTCAGTTTTACGGAGACAATTATTTCGATGGAGAATACTTTTGCGGAGAATGCGAAAACTATAAGGCTTATCACAAGGAGGATAAAAATGAAAAATAATAATTACACTTCATTTTTCAAAACGAAACCAAAGAAAGTAGAGAGATACATTCGTTGCAGAAAATGTGGTGGAAACATGGAATGGGTTGAATACTATCCGCCGGAAATCAAATGCCCGAAGTGTGGATATACGGTATATCCAAAACCTTATGAGCCAGATTGTATCAAACTGCCAGAAACATTTGAAGAATATTTTGAATTATATGAGAAAATAAGGAGGAAAAATGAGCTACTGTGACGGAACCTGTAAGTATCTGAACACAAGAAAACACAAATGCGAATTGACAGGAGAAAAACTCACGTACATGAAATACAGTAGTGCTGTAATTGAGTGTTCAGTGCACGAACATAGAGGATTCTGTGAGAAAGATAAGGAGGACGCAAAATGTTAATCAGAAGTCAGGATAAAGCAACACTATTAAAGTTTGAAAACATTGTAGTCAATCTAAAACTACCAGATTCATTGACTGTTATATGTTGGGGTTGGCAGGATGCACAGAGAAGTGGAGGATATTTTATTTTAGGAAAATATTCCACCAAAGAAAAAGCCATGAAAGTTCTGAATATGATTCAGGAGGCTTACATGGATTACAAATCCGGTGAAATTATTGGCAGTGGGTTGGCAGGATCAGCATACACAGGAAGCTATGATACAAAAGAAAGTGTGGCACATGGAATTGCTGTATTAAAAGGCTATGGAAATGAGATAAGAAAATCAATCCTGTTTCAGATGCCAGATGATAGTGAGGTGGTTGTATGAAGTACAGAAAGAAGCCAGTTGTAATTGATGCAGTACAGTGGACTGGTACAAACCATCGAGAAATGTTCGATTTTCTGACGGACTATCAGTGTACAGACCAGTACATGTCGGCAGAAGGTAAGAATTTCTATATTGACCATTGGAAGGTCCCGGGCGGATTGGTTATTAAGACACTAGAGGGCGAACATCTGGCAAATATTGGTGATTATATCATCCGCGGTGTACACGGTGAATTTTATCCGTGTAAGCCAGATATATTCAGAAAAACTTACGAGGAGGTGGAAGTATGAGCGATAAACGCAAAATATACGATTACATAAAAAAGACAATAAATCCTTACGGAAGACCTTTCGAGGGAACTGCATATGAGTTCGGACTTAAGCTCATGGATTTCATCGAAAATATAGATGGTGAGAAAGCAAACGGATGGATTCCAGTCAGCGAGAGATTGCCGGAGAAAAATAAAGATGTAATTACAACTGTTAAATATAGTGGTTTTATGGGAATGTACGGAAGGTGGTTAAAGACAGCATTCATTGATGGCTATGGCGAATGGAATGGAGAATGTATAGGCGGTGAAGTTATTGCATGGATGCCACTACCAGAACCATACAAGGAGGACTAAATGGGATATTGCAAATTAGAGTGTCCAGACGGTGAAACGCAATGTTGTATCTGCTGTGAGAAACAAGACGGTTGCGATAACCGGTGTGATATGATGGATAGCTACGAATATGCAGAAGATTGCGAAGATTATGTTGAGGAGGATGAGCCATGATTACATTCTTATTAGGACTTGCACTTGGAATCATAGTCGGAGTGGTTGGTCTTGCATGTGCAGCGATCATGTACGATAAACACCACCCAGACGATTAGAAAGGAGAACGGTATGCTGACAAGGAATAAGAAACTGAAAGACTACGGTATTCCGGCAGAGGACATTGAAAAACTGAATACGATGCTGAAAGACTTCCCGGCAGAGTACGGATACCTGCTTGCCAGTGCTGCCTTGTCAGCTTGCCCGAAAAACACGGTGATAGCGGATATGGTTATCGAGAATATCCTACACCGGAAAAGCTACAGGAAAATCAGCAGAGAAAGATATATCCCGATGAACCCGAAAGACTTCTACGGATACAGACGCAAGACCGTCGCTGTACTGTATGAGAGAATGCGGTTGTTGGGAGTGTGGGAGGAAAAAAAATGAAAGAATATAGATGTCCAAAGTGCAATAGTAAAGACCTTTTTGTCAAGAAAGTTGGGAATAATACAGGATTGTATTGCAGGGATTGCGGTGCATGGATTAAATGGGTCGGAAAAAATGAGCTGAGAGCGTTTGAATATTTAAACAGACAGAAACACGTAGACGATGCTAATAGTAAACAAGACGATATTGCAAACATCATTTACGGCACTCTCGATCATATGTATTGCGATAATTGCAGATTCAATAGCGAAATTAAAGAAAGTGATAATGGTGAATGGAACTGTGATGAATGCCACAGAAAATATAATGGATGGGGAATTTCCATGCAGGAAAGTAATAAAATTGCAAAAGAAATTTTAAAACAGTTAGGAGAATAGAATATGAGCAGACTGATTGATGCTGATTTATTGAAAAGAAATATAGCAAAATGGTTGAAGCCATTAAAGCCTGATGAAACAGAAACGATTGAATTGGCTGACGTTTTGAAAAGTGTTGTTGAAGAAATTGATGAACAGCCGACAGCATTTGATGTGGATGAAGTTGTTCAACAGTTGGAAATATTAATCGAAGATAAATGTTCAGAATCAGGTGACGATTGGTATACAGCCGAATGCCTGAATGAAGCAGTTGAAATCGTGAAAAGTGGAGGAATTAAATGGGTAGATTAATTGATGCAGACGATTTAATTGAATATATTAAAATCTGGGAAATTGGAAATAGTATTAGTTCCGACCAAAAAGAGTTTATTGATTGTGTCAACAGGCAGTTTACGGTTTTTGATGTGGACAAGGTTATTAGTGAATTGAAAAGAGATAAATTCGTTGAATCAGAATGTATCTTATCTGACGTACATCAAGGATATAATGCTGGACTGAACAGAGCAATCGAAATCGTGAAAGGCGGTGGAGTTGAATGAGAGAAATTCTTTTCAAGGCAAAGCGGATTGATAATGGCGAGTGGGTCGAGGGATATTACCTAAGAGATCAATATCACATAGGGGGAAAGGACATTATTTTTTATCGAAAGGATTCAGATCGGTTTACAGTATATACCAATATAATTGATATAGAAACCCTCTGCCAGTTCACGGGACTGTACGACAAGAACGGAAATAAGATTTGGGAAAATGATATATGTGATCGCAAAGAAAAATATCCAGAAGTTGTAAAAATGACAAATGGAGATTGGACATTGGATTACAGTTATGCAATCGGAAGAGATTATGGCAATAGTTATTGTAATTTGGGATTCTATGTCAATGAAAGAAAATGTGTTGAGGTGATTGGAAATATTTTCGACAATCCAGAATTATTACAGGAGGTACCGGAATGATAAATCTTAAAGAAAATGAGCTGTATCAAGAAATTGAAATATTCCTGAATGATAAAAAAATAGGAGAGGCAGAAGTAGACCTAAAAGGAAAAATGCTTTCTCGTTTGAGCATTTTCCCGCCATATCAAAACAAAGGATATGGAACACAAATTGTAAAGATGCTAAATGAAAAATACGGTTGTAATGTGTTATGGGTAAATGCTGATAATAAAAGAGCTATACATACCTACCAAAAGAACGGGTATGAAATCGCAGAACCAACAATGTTTTTGATGAAAAGAGGTAAGAGAAAATGAGTAAATCAGTATTAGTGATAGATACACCAAAATATTGTGCTTCATGTGCTTTACGCAGCGGAATACTTCACCCATTCTGTAGAGCGAATATAAGAGATATTACAGATTTGAGCATTAGACCAGATTGGTGTCCATTGAAGCCACTGCCGGAAAAATTCGACGATGAAAAGGAACGGAAACTTGGAGATTTCGAGCCACTTTTTAAGATTGGCTGGAACGCTTGTATTGATGAGATTACAGGAGAGCCATGAAAAAGCTGAGTTGTGAACACATGACTTCGTATAGGAGGTGAAATATGAGTTTTACTATAACATTCCCAGTAGATATTGGAACATTTGTAATTACAGATGCAAGTGTTGATTTAAATAATCCGAATAATTTAAAAGGAAACTTAGGAAGTATAGCATGTTATCAATGTGTTGATGCCAAAGAAGATGATTTTATTGTTATGGTATCTGGATATAAAGATTCTTGGTGTGGTGAATATTTGCTTAGTAAATTAAAAATTGCTACAGACAAACAAGTTAAAGAATACGAAACGGTAATGGGGATAAGGCAAATGGATATTGATGAGATTACAGGAGGAAATTATGATGATTGATTTAACAGGAAAAAGCGTATTTGTAAGAACGCAGGAAGAATATTTGAGCGTTCTGAAAATGGCAAAGTTTCAGGGATTCACATGGGTGAGAGAAAACAATTTAAGCCCTATCAAAATTCCATTTCCAAATGTATTGAATTTTTACGATGACAAAAACGTTGCTTACAGAAATAAAGAAAAGACATTGTATGAAGCATCTAAAATTGTCGAAGATGAAGAAAAAATCAAGGACGCAGTAAACCTTGTCAGAACATTCGCTAAATACCCAGACAGAACAGCATTGACAGACTCATTTATTGAGTCCTTGAAGTTACTTGCAGATACTGTAGAAAGTCAGATGGAAGAGGTGAAGTAGATGGAGAGATTAACAGAAAGATATGATATCACGCCGGACGGAGAATCAGATGTCTGGGTTAAACAGCACGATTACATTTCGGCAGCACGAAAACTCTGCGATTACGAAGACTTAGAAGAACAGGGATTGCTTGTGAGATTGCCGTGTAAGGTTGGAGCAGAAGCTTTTGTTATTTTACCAAGAGACAGTCATTATACAAAATGTCAAATTAAAAAAATAGAACTCCGTCCAACTATATTTGGAAAAATATGTTACTTTGCAGAGCCAGTTGCGCAAAGGGGATGTTGCTTCAGATATTTTGACAATGAATTTGGCAAAGTAATATTCCTCACCCGTGAAGATGCTGAGAAGAAGTTGGAGGAGATGAAGAAATGAATAGCAAACCTACACCAGACATAACGCCAAACCTTGCTATATCAGCATACCACGTACTACAGCAATATTGCACTGGACAGCCAGCGGATTGCAAAGGCTGCGGATTCTACGAACACTGTCCAGAATGTTTTCAAGGCATACCATGTGACTGGAACTTGAATGAAGAAGGTGAAATAAATGAAGTTGAGAAATGCGACGTTGATTGATTACGGAGTGCCGCCGGATGATATACCGACATTACAAAGTCACTTGCGGAATCTTAGTGAGAGCGATAAATATAATCTGTTACAGGTATCTATCAAATATGCGCCCGGCATCGAATCACAAATCTATGACAGCATCGTGAACAGTATTGGTTATCGGACAATGGAGAAGATCAGGACAGTTCCTGCAACAGAGAATGACTTTTACGGATACAAACGCAAGGTCATGGCGGAATATTATCATCTGGCCAAACTGATTGGCAGGCTTTAAAAAAAACTTAAAAATTTATAAAAGTGGTAGAGAGCTATGTACGCCCTAGTATGGTATTATAGTATATATAACTATAACTATGCTAGGGCGTTTTTATGTCTGGAGGTGAGAATGTGGGAATGCCAATGGGAAAACCGCCCATGTATAAAACGGTGAATGAAATTGAAAAAAAAAT